CAATGCATACATAACACACCTAGTAGATGGCTGTAGTTTTTGATTAAACATAGCCAGGCCAAGCAAGTTCCATTTATCAACTAGCATTGAATAATATTTTTTGTATTTTTGTTATCTGCAATGATGGAGTCTTTTTTAAAAGATTACCAATAACACTATTATGGTTTCTTCCTATTGCCTTGGCTATTTTTGTTTTATTTTGTGTAATGTATTTGTAAGCTAAATAGCAAAAATCTATTCTAGCCATAACGTATGGCTGAGTTCTAATTTTACCTGTAAGATCTTCAATAGATATATTGTGAGCAATACAAACACAGGTCTGTATTTTTTTTAATGTAATGATTGTAAATTTTGATTTAGGACCTGGATTTATAGTATTAATTAAATATTTTAATTTAATTATTTCATCATCAGTAAAGTTTATTTCACGCATCTATTGATCCAGGTTAATAAATTAGGGTTGTCTTTTAAAATGCTTGTGAAAGAATGACTAAAACCATTGACGACAACTTCTTCAGTAGCTTCTTTCATCAAATGTTGATTATAAATAACATGACTTATTTCGTGCATTAAAACCAATACGCTGTAAGAATTAGATCTTTCAGCAATTTCTTTGTCTAATAATATTATTTGTTTTGTTTCATCATAGCTGCCCTCATCATTAGCTATGGTAACTAATCCATCATAAAGGCGGACAAAAATGTCCGTTGACCCTACTTTTATCTTAGTTGGGATAGAAATCGTTGGGCGTAACTTGACCATTAGTAGCTTCCATAATTTTTTTCATGTTATTTTTACTTGGTATAGATATACCTTTTAACCAAGTATGAACTAATCTAGCTGGGTTTGTAGTGTCATCAACACCTAGCTTTACCGCCAAATTATGTAGTGTTTTAATATTATTTTCTTTTGACCAATCATTTAGAGTCATATGCTAAGTCAATTAGCATTATTGGGTAATTTGCACAATATAAAAAATAATGTTTGCTATTTTATACAATAGGATTTAAAGCTAAATGTATTATGGTCAATCCTATGAAAAAATTAGTGGATGCACTCAATGAACAGGGTCTTACTCAGCTATGGTTAGCAGAAAAGATTGGTACACATGAAACACATCTCAATAAAATTTTGAAAGGAAAGGCATCCATGACAAAAAGAATGGCAGCAAGAATAGCTAGTCTTAGTGAAATAGATATTACAGAGGAAGATCTGATGTATCCTAAACTATCTCTTAATGTTATTGGCCAATACTTTACTGATTATCCTGTTAAAATATATCAAATCGAAAGACCACAAGTAAATTTATCAATACCAATTTTGCCAACATGGTTTGGTGTTTTCGATAGAGGAAATAAAAATAAAACTAGTGTTTTTCATTCAAGGCCCAATAAGTCCATGTTAGAAATATACGACAGTCAATTCCAAAGAGATGAAGCTATAGACGAAAGAGCAATAGGTAATTTTGCATTAATTTGTACTGAAAAAGATGAGTTAATTAGTTGTAAATTAGGCACATTTGATAAATCATGTGGACAATATCAATTTTGGAGTCATTATTCGTCAAATACTAGGTATGCCAAGATAAAATGGTGTTCAATATTACTTAGTACCATTAATATGAAAGCTTTATCAGAGGAATTTGATTGGGATATAGATTAATATTGGTTTTTTTACACAAGCTTATTGACGACAATTAGGATTTAATGCTAATAGCTATCTATGGATAGCGTTATTCCAGAATATTATTTAAATTTTGGCTTAGATCATAGCTCACCATCACAATTTACAAAACCAATAGATTGGTTTGTGTGGAATTATGCTTTAAATGATGCAAAATATCGTAGAAAAAGACCACCAGCACCTAATATGGAGGGTGGTAATGCTGTTCAAGGTGATAAAAATAGAACATTTATACATCCTACTACAGAAAAAGAAGTAACAATACCAGCGCATGGCCTTGGTGCGTATTTGTTTGAAAAACAGACTGTAGAACAAGCTATAATGACAGCTGAGGAATATTGCGAAGAAAAACAAATAATCTTTTCTGGTGATGATTTTGAGCATTTTGGAGAAGTAAAAAAACGTACACCAAAAGCAATTAGACGAGCTGTTAATTGTATTAAAGAGTTTGGCGTAGAAAAACAAAAAGATCTTACATCAGAACAACAAGTTGAATGGCAATATCCAGGAATAGATATTACATCAATTGGATTTACAGACATACAATCGTCATCCCATGTTTACGAATTCAAAACAATTTGGTTTAGAAAAAAAGGCAGAAGTAAAAAAACAAATGAACTTCAATATGCTTCTAATTCTTTACCAAAAAAACCATCATATGATCATCTTTTACAAACATCCTTTTATGCAAAAGCAACAGGAAAAGAACCAGTAATTATTTATGTTACTGGCAATCCTATTAAAGATGGTGAGGGTTATATTATTTTTACAAAAGAAAATTGTGATGACCTTACAAAAGATGGCCTTGAAAAATATATAGAAGATGTAAGACAAACACAGCAAGTTAGACAAAACTTATTTAAAATTTGTAAGTCAAAAAAAGATCTAACAAAATTAGTGCAGCTTAATTTTAATAACAGTTTTTATTGGAACAATTTTACAACACAAGAAAAAGAGGAGATACAAAAAATATGGGTATAAATTTTATTGGATATGGAAAAGTTATTTGTACAAAGGAAGAATGGCAGCTTATGGATAGAGAAGAAAAAACAAAAAAAGAATGTAAACAAAGACAAAGTAAGCCGCCAAAATACACAAAACTACAAAGAGATATAATAACTAAAGTTTCCCTGGAGTTACAAAAATAATGGCTAAATCACCAGATTCACAGACATTAAATTTACTAAATAAATATAATTTTAATGTACCAAAAGAAAAAACAGTATGGAACTGTCAGGGTACATGGGTTTTTAAGTTTCAATATATTGAGGAGATAGGCAGACAAGCAAAAGTATATATTGAATCACTTGAACCTGTTGAACTTAATACAGAAAAAAGAATTGCAGTAATCAAATGTGTTGCACAAACAGATAAACAAAAAGTTATTACTTACGGAGAGTCATCACCACATAATACTTTTAATAAATATCCTGTAGCTATGGCAGAAAAAAGGGCCAAGGGTAGAGCTATATTAAAGTTAGCTGGTTTACATGGTGATTTTTATGAAGATGAGTTTTCAGTAGAGGAAGAACCTACTGAGAAAAAAAGCACGAATACTACAAAGAATGAGTCTAGTAGTAGCAGCTCTAGTGCTTTACCAAAGGATTGGAAGTCTAAAACACTTGTAGAACAAGTACAATATTTCTTCGCCGAAATAGACAAGGCTTCCGATCCAGAACAATTAGAGCAAATAAAACAACCTTTTACGGAGTGGTATGATGACCTAGCAAGAGATAGCAAAAAGGAAATTGTCGAGGCTTTGAAAAAAAAAGTAAAGGAGTTTAAAAAATGACTGAACTAAGTTTATATCTTTTTCCAGGGAAAGAACTGAAAGAACCTATGGATAAACATATATCAGCTGGTAAAAAATATCCCCTGGGTGAGTCTTTAACTTTAGTTGATGACAAAGACAAAAGCGGATTTACCATAAAAGAAGATGTAACATTTAAAGCTGGAACAAAAGTACATTTAAATGTTTGGGCAGCACAAAATAAAAATGCAAAGACAGTGTTGCGTGTTTCTATAACAGATTTTGAAAGTGGTTACGAAAAATCTGTGGGGTTCAAAAAGGATAGACCAGCTCCACAATCTAAGGAAGAAGATGACTTTAACTTCAAAATTTAGATTGTTAGATAGTAAAGCGGTGGCGAAAGTCATTTACAGTGATTCGCCGCTGCTTACAACACAAGCAATAAAAAACAGGATCTTGCGTTTGCGTAAACAACATCAATTACCAATGCAAAAAATAGGTAATAGATATTTAATTAGTATCGATAATTTAAACAGGTGGATAGCAGAAAAAAACTTATAAAACAACATAATGATTTTGCAGAAACTTTAAATAAGAAAGCAGAAAAACATTTAATTAAATTAGGTTTTAAAAAAGAATGGGTCAAAAAATCAATGAATCAGTTAAGAAAAAATCAAAGGATGAAGTGATCCAGGACAATCAAATAATATTAAATTTGTATGAAAAAAAAATAGAAGAGAATATGAAGTTACGCCAGGAAAATAAAAAATTAAAAGAAGAAAATGAGCAACTTAAAGAATACAAAGAGGTTACTAAGCCATGAAATTTAAAGGTAAATATTTACCAGACTTACAAAAAAAATCTGATTTGAGAAAAGATGATGAGAAAGAAGTATTAAAAGTTATGTCAAGTTTAACAAAACAAATGATTACTTGCACAGCAGATCCTTGCGATAAAGAGGCAAGTATTATTGTTGATAAGTTTCCTTTATGTGCAGCTCATGGCATTGATTACCTAAGAATACAAAAAAAAAACAGTACACTGACCTAAGAACATAACAAAAAACATAACAAGTTTGTTTTTGCAAAAAAATTATATCAAAAAATGGCGGAAAAGTGGTCGGGGAGAAAGGATTCGAACCTTCGACCCCCTGGTCCCAAATCTGTATAACATAGGTTTATTGGGTTTCATAGAGTTTCATCTAGTTTCATTAAGTAACCAAAAGTCTCAGTAAGTTTCATACAGTTTTGATATTAAACATAACAAAAACATAACAAAAAAAACATAACAAAAATATTTTAATTTAGGATAATAGTATATATAACACAATATATGACCAGATTTACAGTAAGGAATGTAAGGCCAACACCAGCTGGTAGGCTGAATAAAAAGAATAACAACAATAAATATTATTTTGATGTTTTTGATACAGTGCAGCAAAAAATTACAGATAGAGTTTATGCTGCTACACAAATAGAAGCTGATGATAAAAGAACACAATTTAAAAATAAAATTAATTCTAAATTATACACTACACAAAATGCTGTATTAGGTGATGCGGCACAAATTGAATATAATATACAGGTTGGTAAAAGGGATAATAAAATAATAAAAGAAAATACTTTAAGAGATTATAAATTTAGTTGGGATGCAATTAAATATATAGAACACAACGGAATATTTTTAAAAGATTATCCAATACAGGATATAGACATTAAATTTCTTACATCATTAGAAAATAAATTATTGATTGAGTTATCATTAAGACAAAACAAATCAAGCTGGTTAAGGCTTGGAGCAATACTTAATGTTGCTGCTACCGAAAATATGGGTGTACCAATGTTTATAACAAAACAAGTAAGTAGATCTGTATTTACTTCTGCATGGAAAAGAAGAAAGAAAAAAGTACCCGATATATTAAAAACAGATAGTCCAAATGATACAATTAAATTAATTAATAAAGTATTAGATGTGTCAAGATTAAGGTCTAGTTATGATGGTACAAAGTATCCTGGTAATTTTTATTATATTACAATTAGAACTTTAGTAGAAGCTAATCAAAGAATATCAAAAATAATACCAATAGAAACAAAAGATTATAGCGTTAAATTAAATGGTTTTGTTATTGATAAAGTAGTTGATATAAAAACTAATGTTATGGAATATTTACCAAGAATATATGAGACTGATTTTGCAAACAAAGGTTATGCAAATGTTGTTTTTTTATCTGAACAATACACAAAGATTTATAAGGAATGGTTACAAGAATTACGAGAATGGTACAATCCAAAAAATATTATGTTACCAGCTAGTAATGGTAACTATAAAACATATCATATAATTTTAGATAATATTAAAAAATTATTTAAGATTGCTGGCTGGAATGGAAATATAAGCACACACGATTTTAGAAGTTTAGGTGCAAAGTTTAGAAAGTATTTAGAGTTAGAAGATACAAGTAAATCACATTTAGATCATAGTTCAAAACATATGACGCTGCTTTATGAGAGAGGTAGGAACTGGCAAGACGTAAAATCACTAACAGCTGCTAGTAATAAAATCGGCCAATTTTACAATAATTAAGGGGGTACAATCACACAGGCGATACTCTACAAAGCCTCTAGTGAGCTTCTGAGAGCTTGTTTATTTAGCTTTTGGTACTAAAAAAACACTTTCCACACATCCAGGTCCTCATGTGATCCTTAGAGAATATGGGGTCATCTGTGTGATTGATACAGGAGGAAAATCTATTTTGTCTTTTATATTTTTCTTGATCTTGTCTTGTTTTGCTAAAGAACCACATACCAGGTAAAGTGATTGTTTTCTTTTTACTTCTTCTTGCCAAATAAACCCATCACTCCTGGCGCAGCTCTATAACCAAGACTAACACTGCAAGCTAAGTAAAGTAGATGTTTGTAATAATCCGGTAGTGTTGAAAGAATACGAAAACCCTCTGCTATATGTGGTTGTAGTGGTCCTATGAATGAACAAATTGCGGGAATCATTAATGCTAAAAGCACGAACTCATCTTTCCAGCTTCCTTTCATTTGATCGACAGCTGATTGTTCCCACTTAATTTTTCCAGCAGCTATGTCTTCATTTTTCTTTTTTTCTGCGTGAATTTGAGCAATCTTTACTTCACCCTTTAGCTTGCGAGTCTCTACGAAACCTTTTACTGCATCACCAGCAACAGACAAAAGAGGTTTTGCTAATAACTGCCACATTATAAATTACTAATAATTATTAAAACAAATATTATTATTAATGAACTAGCTAATATTTTACCTCTATTAGATAGTCCGTTCCAAATTTCTTTTATTGTATTCATATTATACTCCTCATTAATTCTGCTAAACTTTCACATCTAGCTTTTGTTTGTTTTCTCCACCTGGAATCAAGCATTTGTATGCTTGCTTCTACATGGTCTTTTTCAGCCAAGGCTTTATGCATTTTAACAAAATTCATGCAGCCTTTTTTTCCAAGCTGGAAAATCATCTCAATTACTATACCGAAAGCTGTTGGATGAATATCTTCTGGGGTAATCTCATCCGCAGCTGCTACTGCTTTTTCAAAATCCTGGTCATATAATTTTAACCAACCAGCTTCTGTTGTAGGCACTTCTTCTGAGGGTAAAATCTTATGGCCGACCCCCCCTGTGAGATACCCTAATGTATCCACATAAGGCTCTAACTCAAACCCCTCGTGAGATCTTATTCTTTCTTTTACTTCATTTAAATCGGCAGCTGCCATCTTTAAAGACATATAATATTTTTACTCCTAATTGTTTTTGATACTTGGATATGTTTCTTGATATAATAGTTCCAGGTTTCCAGGTCTTACGAATAGATGCAGTTTTTACATCTATCTTTAATACCTCTCCACTAACTCTATGTACGGCAACAAGATCAATGACATCATTGTCCTGTGTTTTCCAATAAATTGTATAATTTTTTTCAGTAAGCCATGCAGCAGCAATAAACTCTGACTGTAAACCTTTCTTAACTTTGTTAAGATTTTCTATATATGCCAAAACTAATCAACTATTTTTAACCAAGTATATATAGCAGCTAGTATTGATCCTATAATTATTATTCCTTTAAAAAAACCCATTCCTGTGTTGGCAGAATAATTTAAATCTCTTATTTGTTTTTGCATAGTATTTACATCTTCTCTTATGTATTTTACATCTGTTTTAAGTTCAGCAATTTCTTTTTCCCACTCAGCCATTATGTACCTTGTATCATGCTGTTAAATTTTTTGATGGGGTATGAGTCAACTTCAAAACAAATTGAACTAAAATGTGCTTCGTCATCACCTCTATTTTTAGCAATTTGTTTGTATTGCCCAACATGTAATTCAGTAGATGACAAACAAGTTTCCATATTTGGATATAAATAACCAGTATATCTTACAGACTCCCAACCAGGCATTGTGGTTATTATTATTGCCATCACTAATTTAATCATTAGAATTTTCTCTCTTATCACAAGTACAATCTTCTTTTACATCGTTACAAACTTCGCATGGCATACAATTACAATATACTTCTTTGCCACAATCACAGAAATGTTTAGGAGTAATCATGTTGTATTTATTCCAAAAACAGTAACACTAGCACCAGCCCTAATATCGCCACTACTATAATATAAATATATTCCTGTATGTTGAGCATTGCTGTCGTAATGCATAGCATTATGACTTGAAACTATATCCTCATCACTATGTGTATTTCTTGTAAAACTTCCAGACCCAGCCATTCTTGTTGATGTATTTAATTGTGGCTGATAAACTGTAAATGTTCCATTATAACCTTTCCATGCCGCACTTTCCTCACTACCATCAGCTATTCTAATTGAACTTTGGTCTACTCCAGTATTGCTTGATGGCGTACCATCATCATCAAAATAACGACAAGCATATCTATATTGACTAGCAGTATCAGTTGAGCCAGAACTACCACCTGTTCTAAATCTTAATTGTAAAGTTTGGTCATCAACAGTACAATTAATATCACTAAGCACCATTAAATAATTTTCATAAGAACTTGTAAAACAATTATCTAAAGTAATACTTGTATTTGATGATAATAATGTTCTTCCAGTTTGAACTAAAGCACTACTAATCCCAGTTAGGTTAGACCCTGAAATACTTGGCAAAGTGCCTGTAAGATTTGCGGCTGGTATTGATGTTAAAGAAGAAGCTTCTACCGAACTTCCTTTTACTTTAATTAAACTCATGGTTTACTCCATACTGTATGTGTTAAGTTACCTTGCTCATCTCTAGCAAGTAATTCAGAATATTGTTCTTCATCAAAATTTTGAGGAACGTCTCTCATACTTTGTCTAAAATTTTTCATTTCTTCAGACATAGTATTATCTGACGTAGCTAAGTAATCTGTTTCAGAAAGTTTTTGATTTCTTATGCTTCTTATTTCAGCAAGTTGTCTTGTTGGTTTTGTATTATTCCAAGCTGTTTCTCTAGCGTTAATTTCTGCTAATTCATCTGCTGTTGCTAATCGTCTAACACCATTATCATCTACATATCTATCTACCATAATTTACCTAACTATTAACAATTCCATAAATGTTTATATCCCAACCACTGATATCGCCACTTGTTGAATTACAATAAAAACCAGTAAGTTGGTTTGTTGCTTTAAACTCTAAAGCACCAATAAATGTTTGCGTTACAGCCGAATTATTTAATTGTCTTTGATGATGTAATATTGTCGTTCTTTTACCAGATGCTCTTGGGTGTAACCAAATTAACCTTCCTGTAACACTTACTCTAGCACTATCATTATTTGCTCCATGACATAACCTAAAAGCATTTTGACCGCTATTATATAATTCTAGTTTAGCACCATCACTTGCTTGTGAGCCGATATGTGTCCAATCATAATTATTACCAGATGATATATTTCCACTACTGTCATATAAAGTCATTGATATAGCTTCGTTGTTTGTTGCTACATTAAAATAATAATCCATTACATAGTTTTCATAAGTATCGCTTATCCAACCATTAACAATTACATTTGTTGTATTTGATGAGCCACTTGATTGTCTTACTGGAACTAATCCACCACTAGGAGCATCAGCAAAACTTAAATTACCAGAGCCATCAGTTTTCATAAACTGACCATTGCTTCCATGCGAACTAGGTAAAACAAAATTTAAGTTACCAGCATACGAACTGTGGCTGCTACTGGAAATTTTCGTGTGGTGGGTGTTCTGACTACAATTAAGTGAGATTGACCCATCAACTGAGCCACCATCACCTTTAGATGTAATACCTGAGCTAGAACTATTAGAAACAAAATCAGTTTTATCTTTTGTAATACTTGATGCAGCTGGTACATAAGCAACACCAACACCAATATGCAAAATCCAATTACAAGTATTGCTGCTTGTAGGAGAAAAATTAAAAACAATATTGCTACTGTTTACTGTAAAATTAGATTGCTGAACGACACCATCAATACTGATAAGAATTGATGAAGAATTATTTGGTACAAACGCAACACCATTTTGTGTTAAGGCATAAGTCGTTCCACCATTAAATGTTATATTATCGAGCTTGATAACATTACTAATATTATCAGCGGATCTTCCATAGTAACTCATTTTGGATATTTCTCCTTAACTGCTAAACAATCATCTATGTATTTTTGTTTTTGTGCATCATCAC